CGTGCTCTTCCAAAACAACAAGAGACGGTGGACCGGTCACGGGGCAAACAAAAACCGGTCCACTTTAATAAAGACCAACAAAATAAATAAAGGTATGAGTACACGGAACAGAACACAATTAAGCGAGATTATGAGCCTTGCATGGCAGTTTGTAAAACACAACGGATATACGATGTCGGAGGCTCTCAAAACGGCATGGGCAAATATGAAGTTGAGAGCGCAAATGAAACATTGGATCGTGCGGTTTTATTCCCGCAATGTAGACGGGATTAGAGTGGCAAACGAGACTCGAACTCGTAACCCTCAACTGAGAGGCTAATTTCAATATATATGATTCCAAGATAAAAACAAAGGATAACGTACCATCAAAAGACAAGTTTTAGAATATTTATTTAAACATAGACCCCTCTCCGAATATTATCCATTCCAATGAAACCCCATAATCATAAACAAGATAATATATCCATTCGGGCTTCAATACACTACGGTCTGGATTTTTTCTCACATTTGCTATATTGGTACGAGTTATATTGTGCTTCCTCGTGAATGTTTTAAGCCCACGAATACGTCTCTGTGCTTTGAGCATATCAACCGCTTCAAAAAAACGTTTAGTTATAGCGATTCCTTCCTTAGAAATTTTCATGGCTCAAGTTTTAGTAACTGTTCTATTTCTTGTTTTATATCTTCTGGAGTTTTAATATAAGTAGCTATTTTATTGAATAGCTCATCGTTGTCTTTACTACTCTGTTTAAGAAACACCATTGATTCCCCTCCGTTATACATGACAAATAGAGTATCTTTATTTATCTTGTATTTTATTGTATCAGCCCAATATTCTGAGTGTATGCTTATTTGGTTCTCATTTATATGTTCCCAATTTATTAAATCAACCGTACCAATACTTGATGTAGAATCTTCCGGGAAAACTGACCACATGATTCCAGAACCTCCTTTTTTAAAAATAGCGTGGTTAATTGTCAAAATTTCTCCATTATATAAATGAATCGAATTTTTATCTTGCTCCCAATGTCCCACCAGTTGTTCATTTGCACAACTAAATAATGTCAATAATTGTAGTGCTATAATTACGTAGAAAAGGATTTTCATAAGTCACAATTTAGAATGCTTGTTTCTGCGTTTATTGCTTTTTCTAATTATTATGTCTTTCTGCTTATTTATACGTTCAGAAATCTGTTGAATTTAGTCTTTGGAATTCATGGCTATTTTAGTTTTAAGCATACATATCTTCCACTTTGTTTTTCAATACAATTAGTATTTTTCTTTTCAGCACCTTGTTTTCAGAATCTACAATGGAGGAAATACAACTGTCTAAAAGTTTGAATATCTTGATTGTTTCGTTGTCTTTTGCTTTTTCAGTCTTCAATGTGCCGAATTTTGCTTCATAAGTATCGAATGCATCACAAGCTATCCTTATGATATTCTCGTTCTTATTGTCGTCCACTTTTTGCTTCGCAACATATGCGGATTCATGATTCAGCTTTATATCGTTTTCCATCATCCACTTCATATGTTCGCATACAGTCTCGTATCTGCTGTTTAGCGTATCCAGATTCTTTGTCTTGTCAATGATTGATAGGCTTTCGTTTATGATTTTCAATCGGTTTCTTCCCTCTATCTCAACCGTTGCATAACGTACCGCAGATTCGTATGCCAAGCGTTTTTCTTGCTCACTCAGTATATGCTTCCTCGGTCTTAATCCTAATAGTTTGCCAAATAACCCCATTACACCATCTATTTCTTCTTGTCTTTTCTCTTAATGGTATGTTTCAGTTTCAGCACGGCGAAGTTTAGTTCTATTTCGGTCTCCGTCTCGTTCGTCTGCATATCCTCCCCGAACAGGTCTGCCATGATCTCTCCGCTTTTCTGCATGAGCGATTTTTGGGTGAACTGGTCGGGATTCGCCGATAGCTCTCCTATGGTTCTCGACAACTCCCTCAATTTGGCGAATGCCTCTATAATGGCAATCGTGGTCTCTGTCGCTTGGGGGCTTTTTAGGATAGTCGCCAGCATATAAAGTCCTTTCTCTGTGAATGCTTTCGGTATTGCCCGGCTTTTAGGGCTGTTTGCAATCAAATTTTTTGACTGCAACTCTTTAAGTTCCTGTTTACCAAGTTCAAACACATACCCTTCTGGGAATTTGCTTGGGTTGTTCTTTACAGCTTGGTTTATCTCTCTCGTCTCCACTCCGTAGAGCTCTGCCACAGCGAAGTCAAAAATGACATCTTGTTCCTGCAAGTGGACAATTTTGTCTTTAACCGATTGATATGTTAGTAATTTCATGATTCTTGTAAATTTTAATAGCTGTTTCACTTCAAAGACATGCTTAGCAGGACTCTATATAATCCGCAAACATCTTGTAGCGACACCTCAAAAGGCGGATATTCCGGTGACATTGAGAGTCTTCTGAACTGTTATGGAGAACTCCGCCACTCCTATCTTTTGTGCTCATTGTGTTTATTATTGTTCAAATAATAAAATATATATTTTGATGGCTCTCACTAAGTATTTTCTTAATTAATTCTTTCATGGCTTTACTATTATATTAGTTTTTCTTATATTAAGAAATTATTTAGTATATTGCGATTGTTAACCATCTAATCTTGTTTATCTAATGAGCCCCTCAAAATACATATTAAATCATCTTTGGATTTTATTGTTGTTTCAAGAGACTTTATTGTAGCCTCATGTCCACTAACGATTCTTTCGAGGTATTGTATCCTTTGATTAAGCATGTCTATTTCGTTCAGGTTATTTTGGACGCCTGAACTAGTATTCTCTATTGTGACTGTTCCGTCAGGGTCAATAATTTTTTGAGTACCTTTTTCCGGCAATGATATAGAGATGTTATTATTAACATCTCCTTGACGTATATTACCTTTATTTCCGCCAGATATATTCAGGTTATCCCTCGTCGATATAGTCGAAGGCCTTAACATCTCGCCTTCGCCTGTTAAAAGCCATTCTGGGGAAATGTCGGTATATATACCGCATATTCTGATTAAAATTTCATAGGAGGGATTCTTGGCTTTATTCCAATAGCCTTTGGATAATCCTAGATCTTTTTCAAACCTATAATCACTTATACCTTTATATTTAAGATATTGTGATATTCTTTCTTTGATACTCATATTTTAAAAGTTAATGATTGTTATTTAGTTGAATATTTTCAATCATTTATTTTGTTGGTTGAAAATAAACCACCATATTTGTACTCGTAATCATTGAAACGAACTTATTTCAAGATTGAAACAAAAACCATAATGTGCAAATATAAACGATTAAATGTAAAAAAGCAATGAGAAAAGTAAAATACATCAGTATCCCATCAAAGATTATTAAGGAGATAGCCGCCGAGGTAGGTTGTACAGACCGCACTGTCTACGGGGCGATAAACTTTCGCACGGACGGAGAGCAGCCAGAACGAATAAGGGAGCTTGCTCTCAAAAAGGGCGGAATCGTCTCACACAAGATGGTAGGATAAACCAGCCGAGAGAAAAACGAAAAAGATAAAAGCATGAATCGGACTGACGCAAAAATGATAGCCGAGGAGTTGTATAAACTCGTAAGAAAGGAACTGAGAACAGTAGCGGAGAATCTAGTTATCGAGGATACAGACGAGTTTCTCACTGTCGATGAAGCTGCCGACTTCATGAGATTATCGAAATCTACTCTATACAAGAAACGTAAAGTAATACCATGTGTAAAAATAAATGGATCATTGCGATACTCTAAAAATGCTCTTATCAAGTACATGAATAAAGTTTAACGAAAATAGGGGAGTAGCTCAACGGTAGAGCAACCGAATAAAAGAACCAATATGTTGGGTATCGGTTCTTCGGAGCGAGCAAGGGTTCGATTCCCGCCTCCCCACAAAAAAGCTCATTGACATGTTGGCGTACGTGAAGAACACCGAGAGTCGCAATAGCGGGAACGCCGAGACTTGCGATCGGTCGGGGTGAAGTAACGAAGTCGTGACGTGTAAGTAATATCCGGCAATTCGGCAACCGGGCACGCTTCACCAAGTTCAATAAAATAGAAACGAACAAAAAGAATGGAGAGAGAAAGGGATTGGCAAATTTTGTCAAAAGTAGTTCAGACAGCTTTCCATTATACTATATTCCCCTGCCCGTCGAATTCGGGTTGGAAAACAGTCATCTGTTGCAGGGGAACTACTCGATATTGATTTTTATAGGCTTTCCACAATGAGGGCATTTGAGACCTTGTGTGGGAAATTCTTTTGGGGAAATAAACAACTCCCATATTTCTACACCAAGAGCTTCGGCTATCTTTTCAAGAGTTGGATATGAAGGAGATACTATCATACGGGAAAGACTTTCACGTGCTATACCCAATTTTTCTGCAAGACTGGTAATTGTATAACCATTTTCTTTGATTGCTTCTTTGATTCTATTCATATTGCTAAGCAAATAATAATCTTTGTTAAAAGTGATATAAATACATCACATTTATTTTATGGTGTGATGTATTTATGTTACATTTGTCGCATCAATGTGATACAAAGATAAATAAAAGCGAAAAAAGCAACAATACCTAAAAGGAGTGAACACTATGACAACGGAGCAATATGAAATGGTTAGCCTGTCGATAAGCGACTATACAATCAACAAGATTCGCCGAGAAGTAGAGAAGCAACTCGAATATGTGGTGAGCGAGCGGATAGGAGAGGACAAATCGATGTATGGAGACTTCGATTTGGACGTAGAGGTTGACGATGAGATATTACCCGTACACGTAACATACGACGCATACGATGGAACAACGGTTACATACGGCGACTATTTCACACCCGATTATGTGGACGGATCCATCGAAGTGAAATACGAGGTCGAGGTGTACGACGAGGACGGTATAGAAATGTGCAAGTTTAATGACAGCTTTGAATTTGAATAAAACAAGAATATGTACAGATTATTTATAGCCATCTGCCTGCTGCTCATGTTCGCCTCTTTTTTCGGAGTAATAGCAGCATTCATCAATGCCAGTATCGGACAGCTCATTATAAGCATGGCTTTCTTTGCATTATCGACATTTGCCTTGTCGGGTGTACAGGACGAGAAAACGAACTAACACGGGAATGTTACGAGGAGGGAGCCAGAGCCTAAAAAAAACAATAGGGTCGGCTCCTTTTATTATATAAAAAACAAGAATATGGAAACGATGAAAATACAAGTAGGATTTAGGTGCATAGCCGATGTAAAGCGGATAATACCCAAGCCGAAAGGAGTACGTGGAAAGTGTAAATACATGATTCGTATGGAGGTTGGAGATGCTTTCTATGATGATATTAAGACATGTAGTGCTTATCGCCGGTTGAAGTCTTACATGAAACAGCTAGGAATCTCTCATGAGTATGGAGTTGGTAAAGTATCGGTGGAGAACGATGGAATGCCTGAATGGAGGACATTGGTATGGAGAAAGAGCTGATATTGACTGCCGGAGAATGGGAAGTCGCTAAGGAGTATGCAAAGGGGCTTCAAGACAAAGAGGTCGCAGAAAATCTGGGGAAGTCTGTATGGACGACCAAGACGCAGAAGAAAAGCATATACCTCAAATTAGGTATATCGACCAGCAGTGAATTGACTCTGTATGTCATTTGCCGGTACTTGGGAAAGGCTTTCGATTTGAAAAAGATACGACAATTCGGGGTTTCTATCCTATTCAGCCTGTTGTTCGTCGTTGTGCAGGTATTCGGAGACACTGGCGATATGTGCAGGTTGAGGAATGCGAGAGTAAGAGCGTCAATGAGAGTGGAAAAACGATTAAAAGATTAATGGATATGGGAATAGAAGATACAATCATCAAGGTAGTGAGAGATGAAAACAATATGTTGCTCGGAAAATTGGAAGATGTAATTAACCATGCAATATCCGGTATAAAGAAAGGCTATGGAGATGTGTTCTTGCCTGATTATGTACCGGTTAGAAAGGCAACAGAATTATTAGGGTGTTCTTATAAAGAATTGTTGAAGCGTTTGAATGCAATTAACGCCAAGCCTGAAAAAGTCGGCACACGCAACTGTATTACCAGAGATGAACTTTTAAAAATCATGAATTAAATAAGTAGCTATAATTCCATATAAATCAAGCATATTCACCGCCCGTCCGGGAGGATATGCGGTGTATAAAAAGAAACATAACCTTTTAAAATAAAACAACAATGGCAACAACGACATTACCACAATTGAAGAGCCTGTTGAACGGCGATTCTGTAAAGACAAGATTTAACGAGATATTGGGGAAGAAAGCCCCCGGATTCATCTCCTCGGTCATTTCAGCCGTCAACGGAAACACCATGCTCCAAACGGCCGATCCCCAAAGCATACTCAACTCGGCCGTCATAGCCGCCACGCTCGACTTGCCTATCAATAGCAACTTGGGTCTATCGGCCATCGTTCCCTATTACGACTCCAAGCTGAGGACGACAGTAGCACAATTCCAGCTCATGTACAAGGGACTGATAGAGCTATGCCTGCGAAGCGGACAATTCTCCTCTCTCATAGACGAAGTGGTCTATGAGGGTCAGCTCGTCAAGAAAAACAAATTCACGGGCGAATACATCTTCGACGAGGATTCAAAGACCTCCGACAAGGTCATCGGCTATATGGCCTATTTCCGGCTTGTGAACGGGTTCGAGAAAACACACTACATGACAGTAGGGGAAGTCGAGGCGCATGCCAAGAAGTATTCCCAATCCTACAAGAAAGGGTTCGGCGTATGGAAAGACGACTTCGACACGATGGCACGGAAGACGGTTTTAAAACTTCTTCTCGCCAAATATGCCCCCAAATCGATAGAAATGCAACGGGCTATCACTTTCGACCAAGCCACGATAAAGGGAGATTTGACACAGCAAGATACCAGCGTGGACGAAGTGGAAATCGAATATGTCGACAACGATACGGCGACCGACCGTCTGAGGGAGATGGCCATCGAAGCAGTCGAGCAACCGGAATCTGAAAATGTCAACGGACAAGGACTGTTTGAGTGATGGAAGCGCAAAGGACTCTTGAATGGTACAGGAAGCGCCTCGGCTGTTTCACGGGCAGCCGCATAGGCGACCTGATGAAAGCGAACCGAAGCGGCAACGGGTTCGGGGAATGCGCCATGAGCTACATCTACCAAGTGGCCGGAGAGCGCATGCTCAACCCCATGCTGTTCGAGGACGACGAGGTTTTCGAAAGTTACCTCTATCAGACCGACATATCGACCAAGCAAATGCGATGGGGAACGGAGAACGAGCCCGATGCCCGGCACATATATGAACTTAAAACAGGTCGCCGTGTCGTCGAGGTAGGATTGTGCAAACACCCCACCATCGCCCATTTCGCAGCCAGCCCCGACGGATATTATTACGATGAGAACAAGCGGGAAAAAGGGGTAATCGAGATAAAAAGCGTGGGAACGGCCACATATGCCAAATACTTCCACAAGATAAAGGATAACGATACCCTCCTGTCCACGGAGCCTAAGTACTATTACCAAATCATGTCCGAACTCATGTGCGTTGAAGCCGATTGGTGCGATTTCATCGTATATAACCCGTTCGAGAAGCCCTCTATGTTTATCAGAAGGATATATCCAGATGATAACACCTTCAAGAAGATAGCCGAAAGGATATACGAAGCCGATGAATTAGTCAATGAAATAATCAATTCATGAAAGACTATGAAATACAGTCAATCGTCAGCCTGCTGGAAAGATCGGCAAAAGCGTTGGAAAAGTCTGACGACTACCGGCATAAAGAGCTGGCAGGATTGATGAGAAATAAAGTAAGACAATTAAATAAGAAATACAATGGACAAAAATGAGATCTTAAATAGCGGCTGTGATGTCCGCGTTAGCGTGGCAAGAAACCCCAACACCCCCGTCGATGTGCTCATTGAACTGACAAAGGATAGTGACTTTGATGTCCGCAGTTATGCGGCATGTAATCTCAACACACCCTTAGAAGTATTGATTGAATTGGCAAAGGATAGTCACTGGGCTGTCCGCGTTAGCGTGGCATGTAATCCCAACACGCCCGTCGATGTGCTCATGGAGTTGGCAAAGGATAGCGACATTGTTGTACGCCGTAGAGTGGCATGTAATCCCAACACGCCCGTCGAGGTACTCACTAAGCTGACAAAGGATAGTGACTTTGATGTCCGCAGGAATGCGGCAGGGAATCCCAACACTCCCGTCGATGTGCTCACGGAGCTGGCAAAAGATAGAGATTGGAGAGTCCGCAGGAATGCGGCAGGGAATCCCAACACTCCCGTCGATGTGCTCACAGAGCTGGCAAAGGATAGAGACTGTGATGTCCGATATTATGCAGCAAGAAACCCAAACATGCCCGGTTACGAAGCGGAAGAACTTCAATTTATGGTAAAAGATACCTATGTGTCAGTACAAGGTACTACTCATATCTGGTATAAACACAACTATCCCAATGTTGCTCCATTTTATACATGTGGCTGTTTTTGTGGCTCACGAGAGCAATTGTTAATGAGAATTTACACTACTGATAATCAAGGTAGAGCGGCTGAGCGAATGAGAATATTGAATGCCCTCGACGAGAAGTTCAAAGAAGTTTTTAACCGATAAAAAATAAAAGCGATGTTTTACGAAATCAAACTGAAAGTAGAAAAAGAGAACAGCAAAGGAGAGATGAAAGAAGTCGTCGAACACTTCATCACCGATGTAGGATTATTTGCCGAGGCCGAAGCCAAAGGACTTGAACAGTACAACGGAAATTGCGATGTATTCTCTATCACCCGCTCGAATGTCGTCGAGATAGTCAACGAGAAGGAAGAAGGCAAGCCTTTCTACAAGGCCACGTTGATAGACATATTCATCGATGACAACGGCAATGAAAAGGAAACGAAGTACTACAACCTCGTCTGCGCCAAAGACATCACCGAAGCCAACCGCCTCATGCAAGAACACATGAGACAAGGCCTTAACGACATGCGGTTGGACGGAATTGTGAAAACCAAAATCATAGACCTGATATAGGAGCATAATGTGAGACATTCCCGCAAGCCGAACTGGGTACGTGGTCGAGCACCATACGGAGGAAGGAACTGCGGGGAGAAATAAGCCATAAGTGTTTTAGGTGGTATCGGCGGTGGTTCAAACGGGAGAGCGGTATAAGTCGAGTATAAGGAGCGAATATACAGTTGCGGGTTCGAGTCCCGCCTGCCGAACAAAAAGAGAAAGATACAACATAATGGAAGAACAGGCCACATACAATAGAAAAATAAAATACGATGTAGTGATAGGGATAGACCCCGACGTTGAGCGTAGCGGCTACTCCGTATTGGACACAAGGAAAATGAAAATGGAGATGAGTGTTTGCCCATTCCCCTTGTTGGTAGAGGGCATAAAAAAACTTCATGAGCACTGCAAGAAAAACGATGAACGAGTGGCGGTATATGTCGAGGCAGGTTGGAAGAACAAATCCAACTGGCATTTGTCACCGAAAGACACACGGGCGAGCGCAGCCAAGAAAGGCGAGCATGTAGGTCGTAACCAAGAGACCGGTCGCAAGATAGTCGAAATGCTGAGGCATTACGGAATACAAGTCATGGAGCAATCCCCGTTGCGCAAGTGCTGGCAAGGGAAAGACGGCAAGATCACCCATGAAGAATTGAAGCGGTTGTGCCAGATGAGCGGGATAGAGTTTAACAGACCCCGCAGCAACCAAGAAGAAAGGGACTCTGCCCTGCTCGCTATCACCTGCTCCGGATTGCCCATTAAATACAAAGTCGTTGAATCTAAAATAAACAAATGATATGACAGCAGAAGAATTTATAAAATCGGTAAGCGTAGAAGATTGCGCAGGCGGGCATATATACCGTAGAGTTTCAGAAGATAATGCCTTAAAAGCTATTGAGATGACGAGACGCGAAAAAGCGCAGACATTTGTCGGTATGCAGGGCTGGATATGTCCTAAGTGCGGTAGGGTTTATTCGCCAATGACATCTATGTGCACATATTGCCACAACGAAAACATCATAAATTCACCTTCTTGCATAGGTTGAATTTCAGGGAATAATCTTGAAAAATCAAATCTTAATCAGTTATGAATAATCTTGTATTCAAAGGTCAGAACAACCAAGCACTGACAAACAGTTTGTTGGTCGCTGAAAAGTTTGGGAAAGAACATAGCGATGTATTAAAGGCTATTGACGCATTATGCTGTAAAATGGCTGAAAATCAATGTAAAGGATATTTTGCGGACGCATCAATAAAAATTCCACAACCGAATGGAGGTGTACGGCATTCTCGTATTGTTGTAATGACACGTGACGGCTTCACCTTGCTGGCTATGGGCTTCACCGGCGAAAAGGCTCTCAAATTCAAACTCGACTACATCAACGCTTTTAACCAGATGGAAGAGACGATAAAAAGTGGAGGACACCACGTCCCCGGCTCTTTCCGTGAAGCCCTCCTGTTGGCCGCCGAACAACAAGCCCGAATAGAAGAACAGCAGAATATGATAGAAGCCAACCGCCCCAAAGTCCTGTTTGCCGAGGCGGTGGAGACATCGCAACGCTCCTGCCTCATTGGAGAGCTGGCAAAAATCCTCAATCAAAACGGAATCAAGATAGGGCAAAACAGATTGTTCCAATTATTGAGAGATGAGGGCTACCTCTGTAAGACCGGCGAGAATTACAACCTACCTACCCAACGGGCTATGGAGATGAATCTCTTCGAGATAAAGAAAACGATCATCAACAAGCCCGACGGCACAATACTGGTAACGACCACTACGAAGGTAACCGGTAAAGGTCAAATCTACTTCATCAACAAATTCTTGCGTGAAAAACAACAGAAACAAGCCGTATGATAGACATCAAGAACATCATCGCCTCGATAGTCGAGGAAAAGAAAAAGAATAACAAGGAGCCCTCCATAGCGAGCTTTACCGAAATACAGTCGGTGGTTATCCGGTCACTCAAATCCGAGATAAACGAGCTATGCAAAACCGGTGAGATTGACAAGCACAAGACCCTGAACGGGTGGGCATTTTCAATTACTGAAACTTAATATGGAATCGGAAGACAAATTAAACAGAGAAAAATTAGTTATATCTGATTTATGTTTGGAATACCTTTTTATAAAGTCTATTATCAACTATGATCAATATGTAGATATTCATAATAGAATAAAGAAATTCCAAGAAGATAATCATGTTATTGTTAATTTCAATCAATTATCGTCAGCTCGTTTTTATTATAATGACGATCCCGATAAATCAAAAACATTAAAGGTGAAATTAATAACATCGAGCATGAATACCTTTAAACGAGGAGACATCTATCTAAGAAGTTTAGAAGATTCATTGTTTGAGTCAAGATTGCCAGTTATAAGGGAAATGATAGATACCAATACCCTTAATCTCTATACAGAGATAGAAACCATAGAAGATTTGGATATATTGGTTCATGAGTTTGGCTGTCATATCGTTTACGGAGATAAAACAGAAGAAGGAATTATGATAATTGAAAAGTATGATACGAAAAGAGAATAACTATCAATATTAGGAATAAATGAAAGACAGCTTTTTGATTTATAAATCATTTTATAAACCCATATCGAGATTATCGGACAAACAACTGGGCAGGCTGTTTCGAGCAATATTCAAATATCAACTTGGCGAGGAGGTTACGGTAGAGGAGGACATTGAAATGGCATTTGAGTTTTTCAAGAATCAATTCGAGATAGATGAACTCAAATATCAGGGCATTGTCGAGAGAAACCGGAACAACGGGCGTAAAGGAGGTAATGACAAAAACTCTGAAACGGTTAAAACTAAACCCAGTGGGAGCCAAACGAGCCACTCGACCCCAAATAACCCAGTGGGAGCCAAACGAGCCAGTGGGGGCTTAAATGAAAATGATAATGATAATGATTTAAAAGAAACTTCTCTATCGAGAAGCAAAGAAAAAGAAGAAGATTTTGGCAAAGACGTTGACAAGCCACTGACAGAACTGCGTGAAGAACTACTCTCAAATCAAACGTGGATAGAAACGCTATCGATGAACAACCACATCGACGAGAACGAATCGAGGTTATATATCGAGGCATATATCCGTAAACTTCAAAACGAGGGCATTGCAAGAAAAAGCGTCAGCGATGCACAACAACACTTTGCCCGCTGGTTAATAATCGAACTAAAACGAGCACGAGATGAGCAATCCGGAATCCATCAAAAACCTAATTCCAAGACCAAACAGGAGCGATATGCAGAGTTTGCAAAAGCCATCGCCACCAAGCTGGCAACGGGAGATACTGGCAACTTACAAGACGGGGGAGAATCTGCTCTACCTTTTTAGCCCAGACAAGCAGACGGAATACTGCAAAAACGAGGAGCGTTGTTTCACCGGACATGCACCGAGTATTTCAAGAGTTGCCCGGACATTTGGAGATAGCGTAGCTGAATCATGGCTGTCCATACAGCTCTTTGAACTCGCAGAATTTTCAAAAGTTCGAAATGGCATGGAACCAGCAGATTTTATCGAACTGGCACGGACAATTATCTTAGGCTATGGCCGTTTTAAGCTTACCGAGTTCATGGTATTCTTCCAGCGATTCAAACAAGACAAATACGATCAATTTTTCGGCACTTTTACTCCGGGTACAGTGACAAGGTCATTGAAAAAATTTAATTCTGACAGGGAGAATCTATTGCGGTTCTATGAAGACAAAAAAAGGCAGGAGGAAAGGAACCGGGAATGGGAGCTGCGTGAAAAGGAGAAAGCGACACCCGGTCAGATTCAAGAAATTATCGACAAATACAGCAAAAAGGAAAGTTAAGTATGAAAGACATAGAGCTTTACAACGACTCATTCCAGAATTATAAAGTCTATGGGCTGCCAAAAGCGCAGCTGATTATAGCCGACGTGCCGTATAATTTGGCGAATAACGCCTACGCCAGCAACCCCGCATGGTATATCGACGGCGACAACAAGAACGGCGAGAGCGCATTGGCAGGCAAACAATTCTTCTCGTCCGACAGCGAGTTCCGTCCGTCCGAGTTCATGCACTTCTGTTCCAAAATGCTCGTGAAAGAACCGAAAGAAGCCGGTAAGTCCCCCTGCATGATACTGTTCTGCGAGTACGAACAGCAGTTCAAATTCATAGAGTTAGGCCGCAAATACGGGTTAAATCACTACATACCGCTGGTTTTCCGCAAGGACTTCTCGGCGCAAGTATTGAAAGCAAACATGAAGGTCGTCGGCAACTGCGAATACGGTCTTATCCTTTATCGGGACAAGTTGCCCAAATTCAACAACAACGGGAGAATGATTTTCAACTGCTTCGACTGGGTGAGGGACAACACCACGCCCAAATGCCACCCTTGCCAGAAACCTGTCCCGCTTCTCAAACGGTTGATAGAGATATTCACGGACAAGGGCGATGTTGTCATCGACCCGTGCGCAGGAAGCGGCACGACCCTGTATGCGGCAGCCTCATTGGGAAGAAAGGCATATGGTTTCGAGGTCAACAAACAGTTCTATAACGACGCAAATGAAAAGGTCTTGAAAAGAATACAAGTCAGTTTATTTCAATAAATTATAAAAATCATACAGATATGGGAGAAATAGAACTTATGAAAGGAGGAGAGCAATGATTGAACGATTAAAATGCTGTATCAACATTCTGTTTGCAAAGCAATATATCGTTTTTACGGCAGACAAATACAAGATAGGTAAGTTCGGATCAGGATATATCCGTACAACTAATAAAGCATTCTTACAAGCGGCTATTGAGGTTATAGAGGAAATAGATAGTCATCTTGTTGAAGTTAATGAGAAAAATTGATAGGTAATGAAAATAGAAGATATTGAAGATGCAGCATTAGATTGTGCCCTATTCGAAGATTATTACTATAATCCCGAATTGCAGCCTGCATATATAGATGGTTTCAAGCGTGGTACGAAATGGCGTATCGATTCAGTGTGGCATGAGGTAAGTGAACAACCCGAAAGGAATAGAATATATCTTGCTCAACTTGGAGACAGTGCCTTTGATACCTTTTATGATTCCAAAAATTGGGTAAATTTTTCACGTGGAATTAATATACAACGTTGGGCATATGTAGAAGACTTGTTACCAAATAAACAGGAGGAATTTATATGATACGGAAAGTAGAAATGTACCAAGCCTTGTGCGACAATTGTGGTAAAACTTGTATGAATAAAGAAGGTTTTGTATGGAGTGAAGAAAGACTGGCCATAGAAGATGCTCTTTATATGGGCTGGCAAATTATCGATGATAAGCTATACTGCCCGAACTGCTTTGAATACGATTACAAAATAGTCGGATATAAACCAAAAAAGAAAAGCGTATGACAGTACAAGAATTGATTGACGAACTTATGAAAGTTCCAGATAAGTCAGCCGAAGTGTTTTATCTTTCAGATAGTGGCGATTTCTTTAATAATTTAGAAGTCTATTCTATGGGTAAGATATATGGAGACGACGAGGTTACAGAAGTTTATCTAATTAATGGCGATTGAAATATGAAGAAAATAATGTTCAATGATAAAAACGGACTCACACAAGCCGTACTTGAAGGAAGAAAGACTCAGACAAGAAGGATTATAACCTATCCTAAGACATTCAAAGGAAAAGATGTATGTGGACTTTATGTGTATAGATGGAAAGCAGATGGAGTTATTACAGAGATATGTATGTATGATAGAGATGAAATCTCCATTGACGAAGGGCAGATATTACCAAAATACAAAATAGGTGAAATCATAGCCATAGCTCAAAGCTACAATTCCTTTTACAATGATGAGTGCAATCCTAATTTATTCCCAAACGGTGCAGGCTGGACAAATAAAATGTATGTGAAGCCAGAGCTAATGCCACACCAAATCCGCATAACTAATGTACGTGCTGAACGGTTACAAGATATTTCAGATGAAGATTGTTTGAAAGAGGGAATAATAAAAGGCAAAGTCGGCAGTGAAGATACCCATTTTATGGACGCATATTATATTCCGACATTAAAAAAAGATCCTTTTTGCACGCCACAAGGGGCTTATTCATACTTAATCGACAAGATAAGCGGTAAAGGCACATGGGAGAACAACCCCTATGTATTTGTGTATGATTTCGAACTGGTAAAGTGAAATTATGGAAGTAGATAAAATAGAGGCATTTGATTATATGCTCCATCTTTTTGAGGAGTGGCGGGATAATCATGAAACGATTAAGGGCAAACCGTTTCCTAAACTTACAGCCATGAAGCTGCTGTTTTTGGCTGCTGCTCCTAAGAAAGATGGAGGCGATGACCTTTTGGATATATTCGATAATTTCTATGCTATGCCATATGGCCCGGTAGAGAGTGATGTATATAATGCAATGTGCGAAGATAAACTTCCTTCGTTTTCGGTTAAATATCGTAGTATTGAACCAAGAGAAGGTGCGGAACCGTATAACGCAAAAAGATATAATTGCAAGCTTTATCACAGAGTAAGAAATGCTGTAAATGACCTGAGAGAGAAAAACGAAAAATTGGTATTACTAAATGCTTTTGAACTAGTAGAGATTACTCATAGATGGTCTAGTTGGGATCGGGCGATGGATTTCGCTGAATTTATGGGGCAAATGAGTGCCAAGATGTCTATTGATTCTATTAGGGATTCAAGCAAGATATTCGATTTAAAATGAAATATGATTACGGACGAACAAGGTCTTTTCCTCTTTTTACGTGATGTAAATATAGTTCGCAGGGCATACATCAAAGATTTAATACCAAACATAATGAGATAATCAATATTATAACTAAAAAGGAGAATAAAAATGACACTGAATGAATATCAGAAAAAGGCACTTGAAACAGCTCAATACCGGAGAGAATATAACATAATTTACCCGACACTCGGACTGACTGGAGAAGCCGGCGAAGTATCGGATAAAGTAAAAAAGGTACTACGAGACCACAACGGAGATTTCTCAGAAAGCATAAAATGCGAATTGGCAAAGGAACTCGGCGATGTGCTTTGGTATATCGCTACCCTCTCACATGACTTAGGATATACGCTTGAAAAAATCGGAGAAATGAACTATACCAAATTAGCTTCCCGGAAACAAAGGGGTGTGATTGGCGGAAATGGAGATAACAGATAATATTATAAAGCAATCATTGAAAATGAATAAAAAGAAAATCTACATCTCCCTACCCATCACCGGCAGGGACTTCGATGAAGTGGAAAGTGAAATACTATACGTTTCGGGAGTCCTCGAAATGAAAGGATACCGTGTCGTCACACCGATAGACTTCGATGTAAACCCCGATTTGGACAAACCCTATCATGAACTTCTGGGAAACGATATAAAGGCACTAATGGAATGCGATGCGATATGCCTTTGCCCCTGTTGGGAAAAATCCAAAGGCTGCCAGTTAGAACATTTCGTGGCCCAACTATGGGATAAGGAGATAATAGAATTTGAACGATTAAAATACAGTAAGATATGGAAAGAAAAGTAGGAGAAATATTTGAGTACAACGGTGAGTGGTATCAGTGCGTGGAAGGAACAGGATGTTATAAATGTGCCTTTTATGATAAGAATATTTGCATTGCTAATAATCCGCATTGTACACGTAGAAGTGATAAAAAGAATGTCATATTCAAGAAACTTGAAAAGGTAGGAGAACCTGAAATTATAAATGGAAAGAAAGTACAGTCAATTGTAACTGGATACGTAGGCTGTGCCTTCTGTATCTTCAAAAAAGGAGGAGCATGTTTAAGTGGTGGTACATGCAAAAATAGAGGCACAAGAATCTATGTAGAAATTAAACAAAACAAAGAAGATATGGAAGAAAAGAAATTGAATCTTAAACCCTTTGACCTTGAAGCAGCCAAAGCTGGCAAGCCAGTATGTACAAGAGACGGGAGAAAGGCGAGGATTATTTGCTTCGACGCAAAATGTAATAAGCCAATTGTTGCTTTAATATACGATTGTAATAAAGAAACTGTTTTGCAATATCTTGAAAATGGTAGATTTTTTGTCGACCAGATTGATAAATACGACCTCATGATGCTCCCCCAGAAGAAAGAGGGGTGGGTGAATGTATATAAATCATATAATGTAGGAAAGAAAATCCCTTGCATGGCAAGTATTTACCCGACCAAAGAGGAAGCAAAAAAATCTTCCGTAGTAGGATTTGACTATGTTGATACCGTTAAAATCGAGTGGGAGGAGTAACTATGAAACGAATCATTGAAGAAATAGAGGAATCAGTAAGGATACACGGATATGACGGGCAGCAAGGATTGGGTATGTGGCTTGATTACCTTGTCGATATGTTCGATGTGAAATACATCGTTAACGGGACATATGACAAACACTTGGAAGATAAAGCGAAGGAAGACGAACACCTGTTTAATGCCACTATATTGTGGCTTGAAATAGTAAGCAAGGGAATCGAGTCGAGCGGCTGGATAGATGTGTTCGGGAATATATACGAGGAGATGTATCAATCAAAAGGAAAATCTTCGATGCTGGGACAGTTCTTTACACCGGAAGGATTATGTACTATAATGGCAAAAATCAATGGGGGAATAAGTGGAAAGACAGGAGACCCTGCGTGCGGCTCGGGACGGACATTGCTAGCTGCATATACAGAGAATAAAAGCGGCTACTACGTCGGCGAGGACATAGACGGAATTAGCTGCAAAATGTGTGCCCTCAATTTAATGGTTCACGGGGCAAGAGGGCGGGTTATTTGCCACGACACGATTGCAAGCCCGGTGTACTTTAATTGGGGCTACGAGATTAACGAGGTACGTTACCCTATTCCCACTCCGTTTTACTCTCTCCGACTTATATCAAACGTTAGGACTGATGAAGAGATAGTTAAGATTGAAAATAAAGTTGAACAGTTAAAATTGTTTTGATATGGACATTGAAATATTGAAAGAGGAGTACAGCCGGAAGATGGAGAAGGCTCTGAGAAGGGGCGACTTCGCTCTGTTTGACAACTTACGAAGGCAATACGACCGACTACTGCAAACCCGAGAGCAAGTCACGGCAAAAACAATCACCGACACCATGAGCAAAGAGGACAAAGATAAATGTAATCGCCTCCTGAGAAAAATCCCAGTGTTGGCGGACATTGCAGAATCCTCCGCCGTCGATTTACTTTCACTACTGAAAAAATACGACGGCACTGTTACCCTTCCTATGCTGGAAGAACTGCGGGCGTTCAACCACATCGCCCGTGACCTACGATCCATTATAGACCGTGTAGGCGACGAATCTTTTGCCATTTCCTTTGGAGATACATGTGACAGGGTGAACGAAAAAATCGAAAGCATATTTGATGAAAATTAAGAGTAAAATATGAGTTATAAAAAATTATTTGAAACATGATTGAGAGTATATAACTCAAATGGTATATTGGTAGCAGAAGGCTACTTTGTGTCCAATCCTAATTTTGTCTCCAAAGGTGAATACAAAGAAACAGAATTAGATAGATACAAGCGTAGTGTTGATTTTCGAATAACGAGCTGTGGTAACAGGTATGAAATCATCTTCAATAAGCCTGTTGTTCTCAAAAAGACACGTTCTATCAAGCGCATAAGCAGCAACAGTTATGCATACCTTGTTACAGAAAAAGCCTTAGAAAGCCTAAAAAATCAATATACTTACGCTTGCGATTTTTGATAAAAGTGAAAAAATAAATATGATAATCTTCTGTAAAAAAGAATAAATTATGGGATGGAAACCTTGTAGAGGGTCTGGAACCTTGTTTGATAAAGCTCAGATTCGTGAGCAAAAATATAAAGATGAACTAAATTATCTGATAAATAATCCAAAACGGTTATAGCGTCGCTTTTAGTACATCTTCAATCACGCACGATGTATCATATCCTATTTTAGATAAAATACGGCGACTAAATACAGTAGACTACATACTGTGTGAAATATAGTTTAAAAGTATATGAAATTCATTCACTTTTACTATTTTTGAAAAAAAATCGTATGAAGTAATACGAAACAAGCCTATGGACGAAATAACCGCTATATTAAACAGTGCCCGACCCGTTGATAATATTATCAATGACTTAAAAAGAAAATCCGTTTGTGTTCCTTCATGGGAATTTCTTATTAAAGCGTATGAACCATCATTCCATGAAATAGCCAAAGATACTATAACACGAAAAGATAAAATACGCAAAGACGGGACAAAAGAAGAAGCATCACGCATTTACATTGGCCTTGAAAAGCTGCTTACAAAGCGTATGACCGAGTTCATGTTTGCCATTCCTGTAAAACGTATCTACCACAACACAGAAGGATTTGAAGTCCGCCAACAGATAGCAAAGGCTATAGAGGCAATTTACAAGTATGCCCGAATCGATACAGAAAATATTAAACGTGCAAATGCGTATTTCGCCTCATGCGAAATTTTCACAATTTGGTACGTAGTAGAAAAGACCAATACATTATATGGTTTTAATAGTAAGTATAAGCTAAAATGCAAGACATACTCGCCAATGGAGGGAGTAAAACTATATCCATTGATCGACGAGCTTGACGATATGCTTGCAATGTCCTTTGAATACACCAAAAGGGTAAAGGACGAAGTAATTACTTATTTTGAGACATACACATCGGACAAACATTATAAATGGAAACAAAATGGTAAAGGTTGGGAACCTGTCGGTACTGTTGAACAAATACGATTAATGAAAATACCCGGTGCATACGCATTTAGACCTGTTCCTATATACCACGGATTAACTCGTATTCGCAAAGAATTGGAATATACACTTTCTCGTAACTCCGACGTGATTGCCTATAATTCAGCACCAATTTTGAAAATAGCAGGTGGTATAAAAGGTGGAGAAGATAAAGGAGAAAGCCGTAGAGTTTACCGTGTGGAATATAATGGAGACGTATCGTATGTATCATGGTCGCAATCTATCGAAGCATTGAAGTATCATGTGGAAACCCTGCTTAAACTCTATTGGATGCAATCGCAGATGCCGGACGTTTCTTTTGACAACATGAAGTCTTTGGGGAACATAGGTTACGATGCCAGACAAATGCTTTTGACCGACGCACACTTAAAGGTTGGAGACGAAAGCGGCTCATGGATTGAGCTTTTCGAACGTGAGGCAAGTGTCATCAAAGAATTTTTGAAGCACATGAACACATCATGGGCAAGCGAAATTGATAATATAGAGATTGAACATATCATTACCCCCTTCATACAACAAGATGAAGATGCCACAGCAGATCGCTTATTGAAACTTAATGGAGGAAAACCAGTCATGTCTCAGCTTGAATCTATCCAACAGGCAGGTTATAGCAATGACGCGCAGGCTACATTGGAACAGATACGGCAAGAGGAGACTATCACTTCACAAAGCAGGGTCGATAATATATTCGGAGAGTCAGCAATTTAAATACTGAAACATTATGAGAAAAAGAATATCAATGTGGCTCATTAAGTTATCTTATAAAATCAATCCACAAGAAAGATTGAGCAATATTGAAAGTGTTGATAACTACGAAGCAAGGAAGCTTGGCGTCTGCCTTGTCCTGACTAAAAAAGAAATCAAGGATTACCGAAAGAAGAAGAAAGTTGACGAAGGGTGGTCCAACCGTAAGGCTGTTGAAATGCTTGTCTGTGAAACCAAGAATGAGATACGCAAGTCAATCATCAACTCCATCAATCAAAAAGATTTGATTGAATATACAGTCTGCAAGGTTGGGGACGAGATCCATGTGAGAGGTGAAATCAAAGTGTACATCAAGAAAGAACAGTAAAATGAAAGTTCCAGTTGATAATATGACTTTCGCTGAAAGTGAATACCACCGTGGAGATAAAATTTGGACAGCCCAAACACTCTATGACTTTGCAAAAGTAAAAGAATACCCTATACTTGATATGCCCTTATGGAATATTGACTTGACAGCAGAGCCGTTTGAGTGTAATCAACTTCATAGTTTTATATTTCAGTGCAAACGAGTGAATCAATGTTCTCTTGAATATCCTATTATTCTTGATGATGTAGGACAAATCGCCGATGGATACCACCGCTTATGTAAAGCAATACTAGAGGGTAAAGAAACAATTAAAGCTATTCGTTTATTGGAAATGCCAGCACCTGACAGGGTTGAAAATAAATAATACGCAATGGCAAAGCCAAAAACTCCAAATCAGAAACGCAAGTACGGCGAGCTGAATAAACGGCTCGCCAAGTACGTCATGCTTGTGGAATCCATATACGAGGATTTGAATTTAGAGGCGGCTAAAATAGTCGGAATTACCGATTTTACCATTGATAGTGATAGGACGTTTATGTGGTCGGATTATCCCCAAACAAGGAAACGGATAAGAGACTTACAAGAACGGTTCGTTGAGGACATCGGATCTGTAATATATAGTGGAACTTCTGAAGAATGGAAAAACAGCAACGAAGTTCAAGATCTTCTTGCCAACAAAGTATTGCAAACTTATGGCGCAACCATAGGAAAGGAGAAATACGAAATCCTATACCAGCCCAATAATGATGCATTGAAAGCGTTTCAGCAACGTAAGGATAAAGGATTTACCATATCAGATAAGTTGTGGAATCAATCGACTCTGTACAAGCAAGAACTTGAAGAAGCTATATCATGTGCCATTCAAAAAGGTACGAGTGCAATTACATTAAGTAAGCAAATCTCCAAATATCTGCTCGATTTCCCGCAACTACAAAAAGATTACAAGGAAAGGTTCGGAAAAGCATCACGGGCAATGGATTGCGAGTATCGTTCTATCCGTTTGGCTGCTTCCGAAATCAATATGGCATACCGCCAAGCGGAAAATCTACGCTGGCAGCAGATGGACTTCGTGGTGGGATATGAAATCAAGTTGAGCAACAATCATACTTGTAACGGAAAGCCTTTCCAAGACATTTGCGATATACTAGCTGGGAAGTACCCGAAAGACTTCCAATGGACCGGTTGGCATCCCCTTTGCCGGTGTTACAAGATACCCATTCTAAAAACCGAAGAAGAATTTTGGGAATGGGACGGTCGGAATGAAGCCACGACAGCAAGCGTGAACGAAGTTAAAGACGTACCGGACGCTTTCAAAAAGTGGGTATTAGATAATCAAGAGCGCATCAGCACAGCAAAAAAACGTAATACTTTACCATACTTTTTGCGTGATAATAAATCCGTTTATCAGAAAATAACAGTTGAAAGTTCCATTTCGGAAATTGTAAAACGAGCATCATCAGTGGGAGATGAAGTACAGTCCATAGCAGAACGGATCGCAATAAAAAATGGTGGTTATGTTACGCCTATTAATTTCAAGAGTACAACTTCTATCACAAGAAAAGTCATCACAGAAGGTATAACTCCATACGATATTAAAGGTGCTGTAAGAACAACCATAATCGTTCCGAAGTCCCGAATAGAAGATGTGTTAGAAGAACTGTACAAAACGGAAGGCTTTTTACGCCTTAAAAGGCAAAAACCAGAATCATTCATGGGATATAGTGGAAACATCGTAAACATAAGAACCACAAATGGTCTTACTGCGGAAATACAGGTTAATACGGAACGTATGATTTTTGCAAAAGAAAGGCCGGAAGATGCGAAACGTATTCTTGGAAAAAAACGTTGGGAAGAAATACATAATGAGACAGGAATGGAAGGTGGTCTCGGACATAAATATTATGAGCAATGGCGCATACTCGATAAATCAAGTAATGAAGCACTAAAAATAGTAGAAAAATCTATTGAATATTATAGTCATTTCCGATAAAAATAATTATCTTTACATATAAATATGAACCCAAATATCCTACAAAAAAAATTACAAGCGGGTGAAGAAGTCTATATTTTAGACGATTTTGAAGAATCTGCAATACGTCTTGTTCTTGAAAATGGAAAGACAAATGCTTTCATTAAGCACAAAGGAAGACGCAATGAAAAGGAAATATCACAGTCAAATGAAACCGTTTGCGAGATAATATTAGGAGGTATAGAAATACCCAAATCAGAATATGACATGTACTAAAAATTCACTATTAGAAAAAGCCCTTCAAATCGCCGTCAAAGCCCATAGCGGACAAACCGATAAAGCTGGAGCAGCCTACATCTTCCACCCTATCCGTTTGGCAAACCGATGCAAAACAGATGAGGAGCGCATAGTAGCTTTATTGCATGACACGATAGAAGATACCGAAGTTACTGCTGAATATTTACTAATGGAAGGCTTTCCTCATAATATTGTGGATGCTATACTTTCTGGCACTCGTAACGATGATGAGATCTATGACGATTTCATAAAACGGTGTAGATTGAATCCTATTGGAAGACAAGTAAAGCTGCACGACTTGGAGGACAATTTGGACGTAACCCGTTTACCCCAAATAATAGAGGAAGACTTACCGAGATTGAACAAGTATCTTAAAGCGTATAAGTTTTTGCTGTCATTGTAGAGAAACGGTCATGAAGCAAATCAAGCTATCAAAACAGGAGAAGCAAGTGTTGCGTTTAATCAGCAGCGGGATTGTCTGCCCAAACACTTATCCGCACCATATATTCATTTCGTGCGTAGACTCGCTGGAAAGATTAGGTCTTGTCAAAGGTCTATGGAACGAAGGGCATGAACTTGAAGATGTCCGCATAACGAAATATGGAAAAATTTATCTTGCCACCAATCCTAACTTGCGCAATCCCATAGACTGGAAATGGATTATAACTACCATCATCGCAGTAGCAAGTGCCATATTCGGCGCTATGGCCTTGTTTGTGGCTTGCTCGATAAAATACGGATAATTCCTTTGATTTAAAGAATTGATGTTTGTACAACTCTAATTTGGCATTTGTTTACACACGTCTATTTTGAGGCATATAAAAAGCGGTGAGATTAATTTTTCATCGCTTTCTTTTCATCTTTTCTGCTACAACTTTTGGGGAAACATCTTTCACCAATTTATCCGTTTAATATGTTAAAAACATACTTTTCACCTATTTATGCTTGTATATATGTCGTTTATAAAATACATTTGCAGCATATAAACATTCAAAATGACAAAATACGAACAAATAAAATTAATCCAAATAGCACTATATGTGTTACAAAAAACAGGTGGTATTGACTATTACCACTTGTTCAAGATTTTGTATTTTGCAGAATTGAAGCATTTAGAAAAATGGGGAGCACGTATCACATCGGATAGTTTCTACGCCCTTGACTATGGACCTGTACCCACATATTTATATGACGTTGTAAAAGGAGGCGATATTCCGAACACCGATTTGCTAAAGCTCTTCTCAGACAATGTCCAGTTTGCCGGTAAAGATGCTCCAAATGTCCTGTTGCCAAAGGCGGAAGTAAATATGAATTATATTTCCCAATCTGAAATAGAAGCATTAAACGCTTCGATAGAGGAAAACGCTCATCTTACTTTTAGCCAATTAAAAAATAAGTCGCATGACAGTGCGTGGTATGAAGCATACAATCAGACAGGATCAAAAGCAATATCTTCTATCAGTATGGCTAAGGCTTCAGGTGCTGATGAGGCTACACTTGAATATATAAAGGAACAAATAGAATTGGAAGACGCATTGTCATGACAAAACTATCTGATTTATTAGATGAAGATTCAATGAAAGACATTACCCGAAACACAATTAAAGTGGGCAATGTCTTTCGTATTGAAATGAATCAGAAAAATGGCATAATCCCAAAGAAAGGAGATATTTCACGTCACAAGTTCTTTATCGTACTTGGATTTGATTCTGACGGCAACATATATGGTGGAGTAATCATAAATTCCAATATCAATCAGCATGTTCCCCAATCTGTTAGAGATTGGCAGATGCCTATAAAATGTTCAAAATATTCTTTTCTTGAATATGATTCTTTTGTGGATTGTTCAAAATTAAAAAGTGCAAGTGCTGACAAGTTCAGTATATGGAAATATTTAGGGTTTATAGAATTAGAAGACGTAGAGCTTATAATCGGTACAATAAAAGAAAGTCCAAATGAAACACCTGAACATTTGGCTGTGTTCGGACTATAAACTTTTAATTCACTCTCAGAATTTGTGAAGATATGGGGATTTCTTTTAAAACTGAATTTCGTCTTAGTAATTAGACTATTTCCAACCATGCGTTTTCATAAACATCGGTGTACACTCACAATCTACATAGCCTTTTTACTATAGATGTGTCATATATGTCTATAAAACAAGATGTTTTTTCATTGATAGAATATTTTAATATAGAATGTTGTCGGAAAATGGAATATTTTTTATATATTTGTTGTCATGAATAGTAAAAAATGAATTTATGACAAAAGAAATTATACAATGCTCAGTGTTTCCTGCTGAACATGAATTCAATTCGGATAAATTTAAAGCATCCGTATTGACCGATAAATTTGAAGAATGTTTAAGAATTGGAGTTACAACAGGTTTAAGTAAAACACAGGAAAAATTTCGCGAAGGGCTCAACTCGATGAGCGTAATATCTCATTGTCTTCATGAAGATATATATAATGCAATAAAAAATGAACTTTCTGCTCAGATGACCTCAGAACATTTTGTTTTTACTTCAAATATATCTGGAAATGAACGATTATTTTTTGAATATCAAGGTTATGCTTTTATCATAAAATTGGCAGATAGCACTCGAAATAGGACTAAGCAGGAGGATAAAATTCGAAATCAAGAATTAGGATGCCATGTCATTTCCATAGTATATACATTAGATACATTTAGGGAAAATATAAATACGCTAAGTCTGCAATATATTAAAGGACAAACCACTTTATGGAAATATTCTATTCCGACACAACAAATAGTAGATGTTGTAGAAATAGAAAGTGAAAACAAAGAAATTGTTGCACAGAAACCCAGATTTAAGAAAACGAACCACAATAAAGAGGCTGTATGAATAATATAAATTTCTCATTACTTGAAACAGTTCGATTGTTAAGGCAAAAAACGCAAAAAGAAGTTGCTGAGGCTGTAGGAATATCTCAATCGTCTTTATCGAAAGCCGAGCACGGACTTCAAGAGCTACCAAGAGATATAATGGAAAAATTGTGTAAATACTACGATTTTCCCGAAACATTTTTTATGCGTAGTGAAGGGATTTCTCCACTAGGGCATCTCTATTATAGAAAGAAACTTACTGTTACAAATAAAATAATAGATTCTTTTGTTGCCAAAGTAAAGATTTTTAAAGCGATCATTGATGAATTAATGTCTGCTGTTGAATTGCCAGAATACACTTTAGGTAATTATATCCCAAATGAAAATTTGTCAGCTAAAGAAATTGCTCGTAATATACGATATAAACTAAAAGTTTTCAATGGTGCAGTTCCCAATTTATCAACATTGCTTGAAAATAACGGTGTTATTATTATTCGTTTTGATTTTGGAACCGATAAAATAGATGGATTAACAACAATAACAGATTCCGATAAGAAAGTAATGTTTATTAACAATCAAATGCCTAATGACAGAATTCGCTTCTCAATGGCTCATGAGTTAGGACATTTGGTGATGCATTTAGAAAATCCGCCTTGTTCTTCTGATGATGCAGAACGTCAAGCGGATGAATTTGCTTCAGAATTTTTAATGCCAGAGGAGGAAATTTTTCCAATGTTGCAAAATTTGAATGTACAAATATTAGGTATACTCAAAAGAAAATGGCGAGTATCTATGCATGCTTTAGTTAGAAGGGCTAGGGACTTGGACGCTATTACATATCAGCAGTATCGTAATTTGCAAATATACTTTTCCAAAAAAGGATATAGTAGAATTGAACCAATACCTCTTCCTGTAGAACATCCTACGATGTGGGAAGAAACACTAAATTTGTATCGAAACGAATTAGGATATACCGATGAGGATTTAATGAGTGTGATGCGCATTAATAAGGCTGATTTTATTAATTGGTTTGTCTGTAAACCGAAGGTTATTCCTATGAATATTTTTCGAATGAAATAATGCTTATGAAAGAGATAATAAACAAAATCATTCAAGACTTAGGCGATGATAAGCCGATTAAAGGTATATTATTGAAAGCTCAGATAGTCGCATCCAAATTGGGTAATAATGACTTTGAAATGTGGATAAGAAACGAACAAAATGGATATCCAGATGCAAAAAACCTTCCAGATTATAGAATTCTCAATGCTATTGTAAAGGCCAATGTTTCACAACCATTTGTGGGAATGTATCAAAACATCATAATTCCTCAAGGTATTTTTGATAATGCTATCATAAATGATTGCATGAGTCATGTGTGCATTGTTCATTCACTAAACGAAATAGAAAATATAGGCAGTAGCCAAAAAACTGGAAATGTATCTATTAATTCTCCATCCATGGCATATACCGAAGTAAACAAATATGTTTCTGGGAATGTAGAAAAAGTATGGCAGGAGTTCTCTGTGTCTTCATTGGTGTGTATTGTTGATAAATTTAAGTCAAAGCTGTTATCATTTTTTCTAGATTTAGATGAAAAAATTGATGCAGGTATTAATTTTTCGAAAATTGAAGGACAAAAAGTGATAAGTAATATTATGAATAATTATTATATTAATTCAGTAGTAGCTAATACAGGAGATGGTAATGTCAATACAGGAAATATTTCAGACAGTGATCTTACATTATATATATCAGACCAAGATCAAAAAGAAAAACTACAAAGTGTAATCTCTCAGCTTGTAGAAAAAGCAAGTGATATAGATAATTCAGACCTAAAAATGGCAATTGATACGATAAAAGAAGAGTGTAATAAACCATCTTGGGGTAAGAAAACCTTAAAATTGGCATTGAACGCTATACAAGGTATTGCTACGGGAATAGCAGCAAATCAACTAACACCGATTGTAACACAAGCATTAGCTCTATTATGATTCAGATAAAATGAATTTCAATAGATACCAAGATACTTAACAATATTTACATATGTGCTTACTTTTCGTATCTTTTATACTGCCTTACGATTCACCGCCTTAGAAAGTCGTATAATAGCCCTCAAAGGTTAATAATGTTGAAAAGTGTATGAAATTCATATACTTTACTGTATATTTGCAAAAAGCGTATGAAGATGTACGCCACCCGACTTGTCGTAAACACCTGTTTGTCCGTTTAGGCGGAGACACATCTGAAAGAAGATGCGAATAGTCTGCTGGCTACATTGCTACGCAGACTATTTTTTTGTTTAAACCTAAATGAAATGAACAGACAACAGCAAGTTTTCGTAAGGTTGAAACTTAAAGCGAAGGCGTTAGGGTTCAACGCAAAGGAATTGAAGGGTATCGCCGCCAAGATTGCCGATAACCTGAAATCCGCAGAAGATGCCTCAGAAGAGGATGTAAACGCAGAAATCGACGAGCAGATAGAAGCGGTTCTCCCTTACCTCACTTTCGGCCAGTCGCAAGCCAACCGTTTGCTTGACGAATGGAAGAAAAAACACCCCGAATCAGAAGAAGATGATGATGACGACGTTGACGATGACACGTCAAAAGGCGGCTATCGTCCAGCTGGTTCAAACAAGAAAAATCCCAACAGCAAAGGAAATGAACAAGACGAAGAACCCGCATGGTTTAAGTCTTTCAGAGAGCAACAGGAAGCCCGTTTTGCAGCATTGGAAGGTGAAAAAGTTTCTAACTTGCGTAAAGCCAAACTTGAAGCCCTGCTGAAAGACACTGGAACATTCGGTTCACGTACCTTGAAAAGCTTCTCTAAGATGAACTTTGAAAGTGACGACGATTTCGAGGAGTTCTATTCAGATGTTGAGGAAGACCTGAAGAATTACAATCAAGAGCGTGCAGATGCAGGTTTGGCAACATTGGCAACCCCTCCTGCTGCCGGAAGTAAAGGTTCGGGTAAACAAGACGAAGTATTAACCGACAAAGAAGTTGAAGATTTAGTCAACACTTTCTAAGTCAAAAAAGAAATTGTAACAATGGGTGCAACAGCAAATTTATCAAGCGAAATGGAAGTTCTCAATGCCGGAATGGATTCTGTCGTAATTCGGCATTATGTAGCTGGCATTATCGGAGGTCGTACTCTTGACGTATCAAATTATAACCTTCCGGTTATTAAAGCCGGGCACGTTGTTATTCGTGATCCGTCAACAGACACGTACAAACCTATGCCCGTAAAATCATCTGGCGATGGATACGACTCACTTCCCGGTTCTCATGAATATGTAGGAGTAGTTGTATGTACAAAACCAACTAGTGAACCATTGGTTGGTATTATGTATAGTGGCGAAGTCAATGATTTGGCGAGTCCATACCCCATAGACGACATAAAATCGGCTATGAAAACGGCATTGCCAACTCTTGTATTCTTACACGATTAATGTAGAAAGGAGGTAAAAAATGAAAGAATCACTATTTATTGAATACATCAAAAAGATTTTCCCGAAACTTCAAACCATCATCGAGAGAATCAATGGTAAGCGAGGCAATCAGCTTACATATCTTCACAAGACAATGCTTCGCAAAGAATATTCCGCAGACCAAAAGTGGGAAAGTGCATCAGTTAACACAACTTATGTTGCGGCCGACATGGTAGCAATGGACTCACCTCTCCCTCCCAAGATGAGAGACTCCATTGCTCACGCAAATGGTACATTGCCAAAGGTCGGAATGAAAAAAATTCTTCGTGAGACCCAGATCAACACAATCAACATCATGAAAGCTCAAGGAGCTGCGTTCACTAATATAGCTAACAAGCTAACCAACGATGCGGTAGCTTGCTCTGTTGGTATCGATGAAAAGAACGAAGCAAACTTTTTAACTGCTTTATCTGATGGAGTTGTAATCGTTGAAGATGAAAACAATACAGGAACTGGATTGCGCATAAATTTCAACTATTTACCGCAAAATAGCTTTGGTGTAGAAACAGCTGGAACTATTTCTTCTGATGACATAAAGCGTGTTATTGCAAAAGCTGACGCAGATGGTAACTCAATTACAACGATAGCAATCTCGTTATCGACTTACAATAAAATGAGACAAGAACAATGGGCAAAAGAATTGGTTGCCAACTATCGAGGTCAGACATTCGACAGCAACACTAAGTTACCTGTTCCTACTGCTACATTGTTTGACGAAGCATTTGCCGATGACAACAACGGAATTACATTCTTAAAGATTGACCGTACAGTCATTTCTGAGAAAAATGGTAAACGCATTCCGTACAAACCGTGGAATGCGAACAAACTAATATTCCTTACTACACAAGAAGTTGGCGCATTGGTTTGGGGCACACTTGCAGAAGTTACTAATCCCGTAGCAGGAGTAATTTATTCCACGGTAGATGAATACAAACTTATCAGCAAGTATTCTAAAAATGATCCTTTGCAGGAATTTACAAGTGGTCAAGCATTAGTCCTCCCTGTTATTGAAAACGTAGACCAAATCTACTCCCTTGACATCTCAGAGGCTCAAACGATTGACACTACCGAAGAGGGAAAAGATTCTACCGATAAGAACATCACCATTTGGGGACAAGCTTACATAAAAGCAAACTTCGTCGCAGAGTTCAATAAAATAACCGGTAAAAACTTATCGACGACTATTCCAGACGATAAGTTAATTGCTGCTGTAAACAAATTGAATGATGCCGATGAAGCTAAGCTCAAAAAAGCTGTTGAATCATATAAAACAACAAATTGAGATAGTTAAGCCATGAAGACAATTCAGCAAGCTCTTATAGACGAAATACATTACCCTATCCCAGAAGGTTTTGTAGAGAATGTGATGATAAAACGCAAACTCAATCCAGTTGGTGATTGCGATTCAGATACAATGAACTCAAAGGAGTATATGGGAGCTTTGGCTGACTGTCTTTGGTCTTTAGTTCAGTCTATCAATTTTTCTGAAGCAGACAAGTCTTTCGGTTCTTTATCAGATAAAGACAAAGAACGTATTCTGTTACGTGTTAACTCAATCTATAATGCCATTGGTGAACCTTCGGTAGAGTTGGAGGCAAAGCCAATGGTATATATAGGTGACTGCCTTTTGTAATATGTCAGTAATAAGACTATATCCACACAGATTGCAGTACCTCGTATCAAAAGATGGTTACGAGGATAGCAACGGTGATTATCATGAAGGAGAAACTAACTGGGAAGGCTGTATTGAATGCGACGCAGTTCCTGCTGGTAAAGCCTCTGAAAAAGAGTTTGACGATGGTATTGTAAGAAGCTATTCATATACAGTTTATCTACGTGCAAATTGTCGAACATTCATGATAGGTGACAGGATTAAGATACATCTGCTTGAAGGAATTGAAAGGGAGTTTAGTGTGAAAGGTTTCCATCGCTACCAGAAACAATGTAAACTATGGGTATAAGAATGACCACCAAGCTAAGCGAAGTGCATGACATGCTCATGAGAGAAGCAGAGCGTGTCGAGCGTCTTACTATTCGTGCTTTATCCAAACTTGGCGAACAATGCGTTACAAAAATTCGTGATAGAGCAGGTGATAAAAAGTTGGTACGACCAAACAGGCAACTTGCGTAGTTCGGTTGGATATGTGATTGCTCATAATAAGAACATCATTCAATACTCAACTTTCAACCAAGTGATGCAAGGTTCAGAAGGTGTAAAAACAGGTAAAGACTTAGCGGAAGAACTTGCTAAAAGATATTCTAATAACTATGTACTTATCGTAGTCGCCGGAATGAACTATGCTGAATTTGTAGAAGCGATGGATAATAAAGACGTACTTGCATCAACCGAACTTTGGGCAAGAGAACAAGTTCCATTGATGCTTGAAAAACTTAAAAGACAGATTGCGAAATAATGAAATCCGATATTGAAATAGCTAAGTTCGTTTATCACAAAATTAAAGGTACAGAACTCGAATGTAATGTCTCCGGTAAATTGAGTGACAGAGGAAGGCCCAACAAATCTGATAAAGAAGATATAGTCATATCTGTTCTTGCAAATGAAGGTTGCGGGCAAATACAACGAGCCTATGTGAATATCAATATATATGTCAAAGACTTATGGGACTCTGAAGCCAAAATATGGGAAAAAGATTCAATCCGAATTCGTGAATTATGCGAACTATCGAAGTTTTTATTCTCTATACGAAAAGACGAATATCATACGGTTCCATCACAATGCAGTCAAAAAACTGATTCAACAGGAGTTTCATTTGAAGACGGACATACAGAGCATTTCATTAATAACAAACTGTACATAGAGATAAATAACGAATAAATTTTTAATATAAATTAGGTATATCATGGCAGTAATAGGATGGGGTAAGCCCCGTGTATTTATAAAAGATTTGGATGCTTCTGCTCCTAAATGGGAGGAATTACCTACCCCTGTGGAAGATTCTACACAGTTGACAACAACAAAAGGAGATAAACAAGAAGCAAAAATCGAAGGAGGCGAAAATGAGGATGTAAAGTATGGAAAGAATACCTATGCTTTGGCATTGAACATTCGTGCCGCAAAAGGACGTAAGCGTCCTGTAAGTGATAGCGATGGTGTTGTTGCACACAATTATGCCGTTGTTGTTCAACCGGAAGACCCAGAAGTTCAAGGCTTCTGCATGGAGAAAACGACAGTTTCCGTCGAAGACACTTTTACTTCTGCTGACGGTGGTGTTTGGGCATACACTTTTGATGCTTTGAAAGCAGCCGCCGATAAAAAACAAATTCAGTGGGGTAAAATCATCGTGACGGAATCTGGTGGAAACATCAGTAAAATTGAATGCGATCCTGAAGATGAGTCTGGAGACGGTGATAAATTCGAAGTAGCTCCTAATCCAAGTGTTGGTGGATAATTCAATAGGTTGTAGATAGAGCCAAACGTGGGGGCTTCGTACCCACGTGTTCTGCGTATCTAGTGTAACGGTAGCACATATACACTCCATGTATAAAGTTGTGGTTCGACCCCACAGTTGCGCTCAGTATAATTTATTTTGCATGGACAAAGAAGGGAAAATAATAGAAATGGATATTGCAGATACTATCATGGAAAGACCTTATGAGTTCCATATAGGAGAAATGCAATTCTACTTATACCCTGCCACATTGGGTAAAATATACCTTTTATCACGTCTTACCGAAAATTTAGAAAAAATAAAGACAAAACTTCAGTTATACTTAAATAAAATGGCATCGGGAGAGTTTTACATAAATGGGAAAGACTGCTATACAACTTGGGGTATAAGTATGGATACATCATCTCTTTCCTCCTTAATGACACCGTCACCTTTAAAAGAGTTCATCGAAAACAAGTCTCGATTAGAACATGGCAAACGAGTCCTGTCCTCTAATCCTAAAATCGATGAACGAAATATCACTTTAACTTTTAACCTGACGGCAAAAACGGAAGAAGAATTCTTTTCAAGATACAACAACTTTTGTGAAGAGTTGGCAACAGGCATAATAAATATAAAAACAAAGTATCAACCAAATATTACTTACAAAACAATCTATATTTCATGCAATCAATTTACGCAATTCATGAGAGGAATAGCACGATTTTCTCTAAAACTTGTCGAATATAATCCAGCAGATAGAAATTCATAAAAAAGTACATGTTTTTCATACACTTTTATTATCTTTGACTGAAATCGTATGAAGATATACGAAACCATCATGATAGACATTAAAAACATACAAGGAGATACTATTTTATCAGTTCCTATAACAGAAGAATGTGTTCATGTAGAGGAATTGATGAAATCCGATTATGTAGAATTGTCGTGGAACTCGGACCAAAATGAAGAGATTCCGGTAGGGGCTTATATCATACTCGATGGTGAGAAATATTCTCTTTTGGAGCCATATAATCCAAAACAAAAGAACGAGGTCGAATTTCAATACAAACCACAATTTCATTCGAAATTTATATCATGGGGTAAAGTGCCTTTTTTCATGTATTCTTACGATGAGAATAACGAGATAACGAATCGGGAGCCGGATTGGTCTCTTACCGATAACCCGGCCAATTTCATGAGTGTTATTTGCAAGGCTATCGAGAACGAAACCGGAGATACATGGACTTACGCCGTAGATTCTTCTCTTAACGCTTCCACTTCTTTGTCTTTCCAATCAATCGACATATTGTCTTCCTTGAACAGTATAGCATCTGCGTTTGATACAGAATGGTGGGTTGAGAAAGATTCCATGATTATTCATCTGTCGAAATCCGAACATGGAGCTGTTGTTTCTCTCGAAGTTGGTGAAAACATCAATACACCTTCGGTTACGGAGGGAAAAGATGGGTATTATACCCGATTTTACGCATTCGGGTCAACTCGAAACATCGTACAGGAATACAAAGGTGCTAATGTCAACAATTTGGTCAACAAACGGCTGACTCTTGACCCTAAAAAATATCCGAACGGATATAAAGATATAAGACCAAACCTTCAACAGGGAGAGATATTTAGCAAAATCCTCCTGTTCGATGATATATACCCTTCATCGGAACTCTCCATATCAGATGTCAGATTCCGCCTTATGTGGCGTATAGACTCGGAAACGAATGATAAAATACAGATAGGCACAGATGAAAATGGAGACCCTATATACGACCAATATGCGATATGGTATTTTCAAATACCGGAATTTAACTTCGACAATTCCCCTTATGACGAAGAAAAAAATCCGAATGGTATGCGTATACCAAATAAGGAACCTTCGGTACATTTCCAATCGGGGGCTTTGCAAGGTATGGAATTTGAGCTTATATACCACGATGAGAGTAAAACAATAACGAGTGATGACGGCATAAGCTTCGAAGTCAAAAAAGGAGATTTCGAGATTAAATATAAAGAGGAAGAAGGTAACTATATTATACCTGCTATTACGGGACTTATACCGTCGGAAAATGACGATATTATCCTATTCAACGTCAAAATGCCGGAAGAATATACAGATTCGGCGTACATACGGCTGGAAACAGCTATGAACGAAGAAATAGAACGGCTTTCTTCCGACCAAAACAACTACCAGTTTTCATCTAATCCTGTGGTGTTCGATGAAAACAATCCTGATTTATCCATAGGAAGAAAAGTCGAATACATAAACGCAGGATATTCATATGTTACTCGTGTTATAAGCCTTACAACCAAACTCGACTATCCTTGCGAACAGACTATTACCATCGGGAACAACCTAATAAAAGGGAATACGCAAGAACTGAAAGAAGAGGTTGCATCTGCCAATAAGAATATCGACTTGATTTCTGCCATCAATGATATGACGGCTTCCCTGCAACAATCGTATCAACGGACTGTAAAACAAATGCAGGAAGGATTTGCCCGTATTAACGATATGTGGAAATTCGACACAGAGTTGGAAAATACGATATACTCGAAATTTAATGTGTATTCACAGGGTGGAATATCCGCTCTTGGTGTATGGCGTGGGGAAGGGGGTGGCGGTGGTGAAGGAGGGCTCATCAAGCTCGTGTATGGGTTCGACGATCTGGGCGGGGCGTTCGACAACACCACGATGACGGATACTTTCAACGCCTACACCATCAACGAGATTTGGAAGCTCGCCAATGCCGGTGCATCTACGATAGGTACAGGCAATGTGGTGACGGCCGTCAGCAAGACAGCCCTCGGTATCGTTGTCACCAAAGGCA